CTGGGCCGCGTCAGGAACCGGAGCCAAAAGGAAATGGTCTGGATCGAACTGCGCCATATGCCGTGGGGTACTACGTTTCGTAGCATCAAGAGACGGCCAGTCAGGATAAAGCCTGTGCAGGTCTTCTTCAACTAGAGGGGTAAGCGGCGTGCCGTTTACCGTAGAATGGATTACAGCAACAACCTCTGTACCAACGGGGGTCTCGTATTCGTACTCATAAACACCCGGAGACAGACGAATAGGGTCTTGCTTGTACCGCCATACAAGGGTCTTTTCACAGACCTCAATGGCAGTATCACGAACGTACTGTTGGATAGTTGGGGCAGGGCAACCGGGGACGGATGCCGCCAACTTTGCCTCAAGAGACAGGAAGCTCCGCATAGGCATTACGAGAACTCCCTCTTATCCATAGCACTAGCTTCTGTATCAGTGACAAGGCGAGACTGAAAGTTGCTCTCCATAGCCTGAATAAACGCCTGCTGGAACAACTGGGCACGTTGCGAGGTAACATGCTCGTTGTCGATGCTCTCAGCAAGAAACATTGTGCCGTCGAGAACACACGTAAAATACGCATCTGCCAGAAGTGCTACCGTCTGGTTTTCCGTATACGTGGGCGGGGTCTGGGAGTACTCCCCAATCAAAATTTGCCCGACAGGCGCTTTAGGATAGATGAAGAACTTGTTCTGGTTACGTGGATGACGCATCCAGCTAGAGCAAGGACCGGCAAGGTCATCACCCCAAGCTGGATACGTCTGATCCAAGATTTCGCGGTTTGTCTCACGCACGCTACGCCCATTCTTCACACGGAAAATTTCCATGATGCGAATGCTGTCACTAGGTGCAGACTGAAGAACTTCCCCTGCCGTGCAAGGAATTTCCCCAATATAGGCAAAAAGATCGGGGCGAATAACAGCCATCCTCTGGAGAGTTTGGTTTGCAAACCCCAGCAAAGTTGCATCAGAAAACCGCTGCAAAGTTGCACTAGGATTAGTGTCTTGCAGCAGTTTACGTGCTTCCGTGATGACATCACCCAGTATCATTAGAGGCCCCGCGAAGCTTCGATATTCAGTTCAGGAAACTCAATAGGTGGTTCCTCTGGAATATCCTCAGTGGACAAATCTACCTTGGCTTTACGCCCCTTCGCTGCTTTTGGGATAAAGCGTTCGGGGAAAGCCTGTTCTTCAGTGACCTCCTCACAGAGAGGGTTCTCTGCAAGGATCGGATTCCACTCGTAGATAAATCCGTCTTTAATATTCTTGAGATACCTAACCATTACTTCTTACCCTTAGCCATGCACCGGCCCATAGCCTTGCACTTAGTAGGGTTCGGGCACTTAGCACAGGGCTTAAATGCAGGCTTGGATTTTACAGACTTAGCAGGCATGGGTAGCTCCTATCTATACTTTGCCGTTTTCTTGGCAATCTTGTCTGGCTGACGCACAAACTGCTTGCCGCTCTTCATACCCTTACGCTTTGCTGCGGTTGTTGCCGCGTACTCTGCGGAGGATAATGCCTTAATTGCCCGTTCCGGTAAATAGCGTTCACCCGTCTTGGATGACGGCTTACCGGACTTGGTACGCCATTTCTGGGCAGTCCAATCTTTCAAAGACTTCTGAGGGGATTTCATGATGTATAACCCCCACCAGCGGCCTTGTACTTCTTAGCTAAAAGCTGAGCCTTACGAGCCGACCACTGACCAGCTTTTGTACCTTGGACGGCAGCAGCCTTGATCTCATTGAAAAGGCGCTTACGCAAAGCCGGTTTAGTGTAGTTGCCCGCCTCATTAACGCTGCTCTTGGACGGCTTCTTGTTCATCACCACTTCACCTTATGCGACCAATAGCGAGCCGACAGCTTGCTAGGGTTAGGGTCTTGTGCGTTGTGACGAGCGTAGTAGGACTTCTTCCTCGCTTTGTCCTTGGCAGACTGCGGATTGTCACCTGCTCCAGTCACGCCCTGCTGTCCGAAACGGATGGTCTTTACCTGACCCCCCGATTTAGCGACAACAACATGACTTTTGGTTGGGTGACTCGGGGTGCGCTTAGGTTTGTTGTATCCAGAGACACCGGCACGCGCCAAACGAGGGTCTTTAGCCACTTAAACCTCCTCGAAAAGAACGGTTACAGTAATCCCGCTAAGAGGAATTACAACATATATACCGTCGTCAAACAGGATACCCGGTTCAGCAAACAACACATCATGATTGCCTTTACCGTAGACATCATAATGGTAGTGCTGCTCGCCCCCTACTGGCGCAGTTGTACGGTCATAAAATTCAATGACCGAATCATTCGCAACCGAAGAGAAGATAAGAAGCTGCTTAAACAAGCACCGCTTAGTCGAAACTACGCCCGACGAAGTGATCTGGACAGCACGCAAAGACGCAGCACTCATCCTACCCTCCTTGTGGAAATGGGGGGCCGAAGCCCCCCATTATGTTAGGCGCAATCCATCACGAGCGCCCACACACGAACAACAGCCAGATCGATGCTGGCATTATTCAGCGTGAGGTCAATCGTGTCAGCGGCAGAGTAGTACTTACCACCGGAATAACCGGTGATCGTGTTCGGCGCACCTTCAGTCAGAGCCAGTGCGGAAACACCGGAACCAACGGAGTTAAGGTTAACCGAGGCAAGGAAGCCATCGGCATCCGAACCATCACCCACGTGGACAGTGGCGGTTGCACCTTCGGCGGTGGTCACATCATAACCAACGCGAAGAACAAGCGTCTTAGCCGGAAGCTCAAGGATTTCGTACACATCGCCAGAAGCAAGAGCAGCAAGACCGGCGCTAGCGCGATAGTCAGCAACCTGCTTGAAATCGATGGTACGCTCAATCATGTTGAGCTTGCCGTTGAGGCCCTGCGAGCGCTCAGCAACGTAGTCAGCGGAAAAAGTAGCCATTTCGAAGTCTCCTCAAAGGATGGCGTTGATTGGAAAGCGGGGGGCTAAGCCCCCCACTAATTACGAGATCGTTACAATGCCGTGAGCGAGAGCTTCGGGCTTAACAACCTTGTAGCCATACACCTGAAGACCACGGATGATGGTACCGAAAGTGGACTCCGAACGGAGGTCTTCCATTTCCGTCATCTGCGATGCAAAGGTGAAGCCCATCTTGTGACCGGCAATGACGTTGATCTTACCGCCGCTGTCGATCTTCAGGTTGTGGCTCATGTAAAGCGTAAAGCGGTCGATCATACCGAGGCGACCGTTACGAATTACAGAGGTGCCGTCACCCGTGAGGGACGCATCCTTAAGGTCCGACTTCTTGATCAGACCAGCCATCTTGGCCGGAATGATGAGGAAGCGGTCAGCTTCAGGCGCATTGGCTTCGTCAAGAACGGTGCCGATATCCACGATGTATTCCAGAATATCAGTCTTTGACACAGCGCGGGGGGTGCCCGTCGTGCCGAGATTGATGTTACCGGAGATACGACCGGCGTTTGCGCCCTTATTCACCGCAGCGATGTCAGGGAGCATGTCCGTCAGAACACGCTGATCGATCTTGATCTTCATACGCTCAGAAGCGTCCTTCGACCAAGTATCCATCAGGTTGATGTCGGACTGCACCTTATCAACATCGTCCTCGACGCAGGCGAAGTACTCGCCCTTGTCGATGACAAGCTGAAGCTTCGGCTTGTCAGGGTTCTCGACCGTGAGGGTCTGACCCTTGACATAGGTCTTGATGGTGATTTCCGGCGTAGTGCGGATGTTCACCGTGTCACCCATACGACGAATTTCACCTTCGTAAGTCGTGTTGGCAATAGCCGACAGGACGGTGGCGTCGTAGAAGTTCTCAATCAGTTTACCGGACCAAATTTCGGGGATGAAGTTACCCGAATAATTGGGACGGCCAGCGGCGACGGGAAAGGACATTGAAGTCTCCTAGATTTAGCTTGCTTGCATAATGCGACCTTCCCGCTGGGCAGCGAAAATGTCGCGTTCAATCCGGTCCCTTTCAGGTTCACGCCCTTTGTACTTGCCAGACCGAACGTCATCGAAGAACTTACGAATATCGTTCGGGGTGTACGTCTTGGCGCTCTGATTGGTGGAAGCCGCACCTGCGCCGCGTGCGCGACCGGGGGCAACTTGCCGCTCCAACTCTGAAGCAGACCGATTAGGCTGAGCATTAGCTTGTGGCGAGTATTTCCCAGAAACCGAACTAAACGTGCGGAAGAAGGCAACCACGCGATTAACATCCAAAGCCTGCTGCGCACGCTCAAGATAGCTCTGCCGCGTTGTACCGGTCAGCGGGTCGGTCTCCAACAGCCAAGACTGGAAGTCCGGGTCGTTGTTGATCTGCTGCCAATTCGGTATCTGCCCACTCAGTTGCGACCAAAACCGCTCTTCGGCAGACATAGCTTGCTGCTGCGCAACACGCTGTACCTGCGGAACGATATTGGACGATAGACTTGCCGCTAACTGTTGAATTGCCGCTTCCAACTGCTGCATTCTATGCAGAAATGGAGTAAGCTCTTCGCGAGAAACCTTCCGCATCACTTCGATGCTTTCGCCATACTCCTCACGATCCGAGTCAGACAAATACTTTGCAGTAGGTGCCTGTTGAGACTGGGCCGGAGCAGCAGGCTGCTGCGAAACTGATGCAAGAAGCTGTTCCAACTGGGTCAGACGCGCGGTCAGTTCCTTGTTGGAAGCGTGCAGTCTAGGTACTTCCGCATTGTACTGGCCTTGCAGTGTTCTCCACCGCTGCTTGTACGTGTCGGAGTTCGGGTCTTCTCCCGCGCCATGCTCATTTGCTGCGGGAGACGTAGCTTCGTTCGAAGCACTGTTAGCAGTGGAGGTTACAGAATCAGTAATCTGACCATTTGAACCATTCGGATCGGCAGACGCCTCCGCTGGATCGGTCAACTTCTTCATCTGTTCTTCAGCAGCTTCAGCCTGCTTACGGACTTGCTCGGGTATTGCCATTTATACGCTCCTATCCGGTATGCGTAGGGTTGGACGGCGAGCGGGATTGCTTTGCCGCCAAATCAGGGGAATTTTGCATGAGCTTTACAAGCTCACTGAGAACTTGACAGCGCCCCTGTGCAACTGCCGAGTTCTGTAAAGCGAAAGGTAGCTGGTCGAGTTCGTGCGTTTTCCATTCGTTGAGGAAGGTCAGTATATCTGGATACTGCCTAACAACGGTGGCTAGCGCCTTCAGAACTTGATCAGTTGGCCGGATCAACCCGAACCTCCTGTCGCCCTATTCATTACGACATTAGCCTGCATCCCACCCTTAGGTGATCCGTCAGGCTGCGTCGGAGTGCCCTCAGTCGGTACCTTACTTGCCGGTCCTTCGATCCTAGCAAGCGTACCTCTTGAAGACATCTTTTCACGTGATGGTATAATATCATCCGCAGGCATTTGCAATCCCTTCGCAACCTCGCGAAGAATAGCCGCCCGACCTTCTTTACCCATCAACTCCATATCGATCTGATTTGCAGTGGCGTTCAGGAACTCAATACGACGAACATTCATCGTTTCCTTCATCGCAAGATTTACAGCACCACGCGGCATGATCTGAACATCACCCTTGATGCGCTCATCTTCATCATACCGCATGTTGTAAATATACTGCCGCTCAACCACCGGTTTGATTACATCGCTGTCGATGTGCATCACGACCTGACGGATACCTTTACCAGCACTACCCATAAGCATGGAAAGACCGGACGAAGTACGGCCAGCGCCCTGCACATTCAAATCACCGTAAAGATAGCTTGGAATGCCGGAATGCTCGTCAGCCATCTTGCTGAACCGCTCATACACCGCCATCAGGGTCTGCGCATTATCATCCGGCTGAGTAAACCGCACGGCTGGGGCGCTAGTACCAGTAGGATCGTTGGTGACCTGCCAAATCTTCCACGGGTAAATCTGAGTGATGTCCTCGTTCGGAGGAATACGCTCAAGATTAACTTCGACCTGCGGTCCAGAAGATATCCCCATGTTGTTAACAAGGGCACGCGCAGCCGCATTACAGATGTTTTGGACATCCTCAATTACTTCAGGGATACCGGACCCCCAAAATGCGCCGGGGCGCTTGATAAATGAGGTTTTGCAGTACGGCTTCTCACCCAGCGGATCGTAATTCAGGACTGCCTTGATAACGTAGTTACCCACAATCCACACATTAGCGTCGTATTCCAGCGCTGGATCGGGAACTTCTTCAGGGGTCATACCCCAGTCAAGCAGCATCTGACCGGATATTTTACCCCAGAACTCCAAGGCATCGAAGATTTCAGTCGGGCGCATCTCAGTGTAATACTTGCGCTCTTCCTCTTCCTTAATCAGTTCCGTGGACTGATTGATCCAAGAGTTGCCGTTACCCGTCTCAAGAACTTTACGGATGGCTGCATCATCATATCCGGGTATACCGATAAGATCGGCCAGCATCGTGCGGGTCAGTGGGTGATGCTGGAAAACGTACCCGTCCTGAATGTTCGTGATCCCCGGCTCGGGATAAAAATTAAACGGGTCAACGCGCTCGTACTCAGGAGCAATGCGCTCCACCGGCATCGCAACCGTCTTACCCATCTCATCCTTAGACCAGCCAAGGGTGCGCTGACGGCGTACTACCGGACCCTTAAGGATAGCAGCAGGATGGGTGACAAGATCGGTGATGAAGTCGTTAAAGCTCTCAGCCCACCCACCTTGGGCAAACTGGTCAGAAATACGGTACTTCATCTTGTCGGCGCGATTATGGGCTTCCTGCAAAAGCTGGAACCGATAATCCTGCGCTAGGGTCTCACGAAGCTCGGATAGCTCCTCGGCAGTCATGGCCCGCTGCTCGGTCGCCATGACCTTCATGACCATATCGGAGAATATAGACTTGATTTCCTGCTCTTGAGCGGGGGCTAGTTCAGGAATTGGCGTAGGCTGAATGTCCCACGGGGGAGTACCCGTGTCGAGCAAGATATCACGCAGCCAGCTTTCAGCCGCACGGCACTTCACCTCAGTGATGAGCATATAAACTTC